CGTCATGGGTACGATCTCAAATCTTGGGTTGTACAAGAAACAAAACAATATCGTATTGGTGATTATGTTAAGGAGTAAGTGTTTATAGTGTATGAAAATACTAGATGCGTGTTGTGGTTCCAAAATGTTTTGGTTTGATAGAGAACATTAGGCCAACGGCGCGGAAAAACAATTTGGTTGGTATTTTTTAAAGGTGGAAACAGGAAATGAAAGCACCATGCAAAGGTTGTAAGTTTAGGGCGATAGGCTGCCATAGTACATGCGCGGCCTATATAAAATACAGTTTGAGCCGAAAAGAAGAATTAGAAACCAGTAATATTCTGAGTGATGTGTGCGGGTATATCAAGACAAATAACAACCGTATCAAGCGGATTAAAGGTAAATATTAGGAAGGTGAAAATGCATATATGGGGGTTATTTGACGACGGCAACGGCTGTTATCGTCAAGCGGTAGATGAATATAACATGAATACGGGGGGGGCAACACACAATAACATCAATAGGAATTGGTGATGCGTGCATCAATCAAGACTTAGCGATTAATACATTACATCAGCCTAATGCACTATGGGAGCAATTAGACAAACTAGATAAACCTGATGTGATATTAGCTAGTCCGCCGTGTGAAAGTTGGAGTGTAGCAAGTGCGATGAAAGGTGGTAATGCGTGCTGGAAACAAGAAAAGGATATGACTATAAACCTATTCGGTGAGTACGAACAAGGAAGTAAATTCACAATCAGAAATCACATTGATTATGAAAACTACCAATTCAAGTATGACAAGTCATTCCTAACACGCATCAATGGTGAGATGTGTATCTATAACACGTTAAAAATCATTGAGCGTTACCAACCTAAAGTATTTGTGATTGAAAACCCAGCATATGGGCGGATATGGGAATACATAGCAAATGTAATAGGGTTCGATATTCCATATGAAAACCTAACATATTACAACAACTATGATTATCCAATCAAGAAACCCACCAAGTTTGGTAGTAATATCAATTTGAAATTATTGAAAGATGATATAAAGAACGCCATTAAATTCAATAAGCTAAATATAACTTGTGTTAATAGATATAACACAAGGTCACATATTCCGTTGAATTTAGTAAAAGATATTTTAAAACGATGTGAACAATATATAGAGAGGTAAATATGTACAAATTACAAGAAAAAGCAATCAATGCAGCAAGAACAGTATTATTTAATGAATTTGGTTATAACGCTAATGAATTAGCACTTATGGATATGTATGTAGTGTGGTTTTGTAAAACATTACAAAATTGGAAAGCGTTGGTAAGCGGTGTACATATCAAAGAATATATCGAAGTTACATATAACGGGGATAAGCAAGAAACATATATTGATGTATACAATAAAGCTTTTAATACATGCATGAAAGATGATGCTGAACCAGTTGAGGGGTGATGCGGTGTATGGTTGAAATCGTATTTAGAGGTAGACCAATCACAAAGAAAAACCACGGGCAATTAATCAGAAGAAACGGCAAGCCTTGCATGATACCTTCAAAGGCTTATAGGAAATATGAAGAAAGTTGCCTATGGCAACTGGCTGGAAAGAAAATTAATATGCCAGGCGTTGTAATAGTTGAATGCATGTATTATATGCCTGATAAAAAATCATTCCCCGATTTAATCGGGTTATTGCAAGCAACAAGCGATATTTTAACAAAAGCCCGTGTAATCGATGATGATAAGTGGATATGCTCCTATGGGAATAGCCGCATAGCTGGGTATGATAAGACGAACCCTAGGGCGGAAATAAGAATATCCCAGGGGCATAGTGAAGCGTTGGATGCGTTAAGGAAATAAGGGGCGGTGAAATATCCGTCCTATCATAAGAGGTTAATATGAATATTTTTAGAGATTTTACGGAAAAACCAACAACCGAAATAATGGATGTTATATGTTGCGCTTTAACCATAATACATGGTGATGATGTGTATAAACCGATAATTAGAAGAGAATACAATTGTCTAGTTGCTGAATATCATATAAATGGTGTTGGCGTTGATATCATGATTAGTATTCTTGAACTAAGAGAAAGAAAAATATCATTAGAGGAATACGCAAGAATTATACGAAGAAAAGCGCTTAATGGATATGTTGATCGCGTTGAAAGTGAGCGTAAAGAAGAGTGGAATAATGCGTTAAATTTATGGAAAGAAACACAAGGTGATAACAAATGTTAGGCTATAGCGGATATGTTTTTGGTTCCGATTATTTAATCGATGTACATAAAAGTAAAAAGAGTGCTATGGAATTCCTGAAACAATTAGCCTATGAAAGCGGTGATGATATATTCACGATAGGTAAGGCCATGAAAGCAGGAAATGACATAGTACTAACGAAATCGGAAGTGTACAAATACAGTAGAAAAGGGAAGTACTGGTTTAAATTATGAACAAAAAAGAATTCACAGACTATTTATTTAAAATTATGTACGAATTAGGGTATCGAACGGCCGAAGTTACAAAAGGTGGAGTATCTTTTTACAAATGCGACACGATTATGACTGTATCGACACCGAGAGTACCGACAAAACTCACATGTTTCGCTGATAAATGGCAATGTATTGATATTGCTGAATATCTAGGTATTGTTGATTGGAGCAAAGTAAAGGTTGACACACCTATATTGGTTAAACAGTGTGAACAAGATGAATGGGAAAAACGACATTTTGCATATTTTAAAGATGGGGAAGTATATGCTTGGTTATATGGTAAAACGTCTTGGAGTGCTGATTATGAGGCCGATACATCCTATTGGCGTTTGGCAAAACTAGCAGATAAAGGGGGATTATAAGATGCCTATTATTGATCCGATGTATTTGTACTTAATCGAAGTGTTGCATAACATTGATATACTTAACCAGGGCTTATTCTTTGTGTTGTCAATATTGCTTGTGTGTTTCGGTGGCTTATGTTGTTTAGAAAAAGAGGTTAAACAAGAAACGCTTAAACATAAGCGGTTAATTATATGTGTATGCAGTATATGGATAGTATCGTTAATGGTGGCGGTGCTAGTACCTACTAAAGATGCAATGTATAAAATGCTCATTGCTCATTATGTAACAACTGACAACCTACAAGCGGTTAATGAATTGGTAAAAGGGAATATTCAAGATTACTTGAACATGTTAGAGAATACAATTCGCAACTTGCGATAAGGGGGATATATGACCGATAAGGAATACAGGGAAGTAGGGAAATCGTACCTGGAACCAATCAAGAGCGTATCCATACGAATTAATTCGCTAAAAGAGGACCTAAACAACACAATGAATGATATTGTTAGTATAGGCGCAATTGATTATTCAAAGGAACGCCTAAGCGGTGGCGGAACACCTACAGGAATAGAGCGGTGCATAATTAGGCTAGAGAATAAACGCGAAGCCGTACAGGCGGAAATACGGCAGTTAATTGAAGAACGTGAAAATGCATATGACGTGATTAAACATTGCACACGAGGGCAAGAGCAAATATTATTATTGCGGGAATACATCGACGGGAAAGATGCAAAATATGCGAAATCGTTTATTGATCGTGGCAAGAGCCAAGCCAATGATATGAAAACCGCTGCATTGATTAAGGTGGGTGCTTTCATTAATGATGGAATATTATTAATCGGTTTAAATCGGCAACAATCGGAATAAATCGGAATACGTCGGAAAGCGCGTATATAGTATAATATAAGGTGTAAAGTGCTAGTTGAGCATTTGCATTTTCTCCTTAGGTAAACAGGTTAGTAGTTGCGGGGTACACAACGCCCCGCAATTGCATACTGTAAACAAATACCGATATAGTGAAAACCTTCATACTATAAATAATTTTGCTGTTGTTAAATTTCATTTGTTTTTTCGTGGTTGAATACTTGTATCGTTTCAAAAGTTTCATAAGAGCGCATGAGAACTATCGGTATTTGTTTAGAATATGCAATAAAATAGAATAAAACAAAAATAAAATGGGGTGTATCCGCGGCGATATACCCCATTTCTTGTATAAAAGTAACATTTGATTATTGAAAACTGAACGCGCTGCATCTGTTTGATACTAGTTATGGAACGTTTGCACCGTGTTTGGCTTTGAGTAATCAAAAAAGCCACCGTTGAAGGTGGCTTGTATTATTTAGTGGCTAATAGCTTGCGTATTCTGTTGTTTTGCTCGGTGGTATATGCATCAACTACATCGAATATTTCTTCACGAAGATTAAAAGCCGTGAAGCATTCGGCGAATGAGTTGGAACGGCGGCGAAGTAATTCGCATTTTTCGGCCAAGTACCTAAGCATCATTGTTAGGTTGGCTATATCGTCGGTACCGAGTACATCAAGAATACCTTCGTTAGTGTGTTTGATACTTTCATAAACCTCTTTGATGATTTCTACTGAATTTAATTCGTTGTATCTGATCGCGTTTTTAATTTCTTGAATAGTCATTTGCATTGTTGTATTCTCCTTTGGGTTAAGTAATTGGCGGTAGTGGTTATCTACCGCCTTTATTTGTTATTCATAAATGTGGCAAGCAATAACTTCGTTTGTGTTATTGTCGATTAGTTGCCATTCAAAACCAAAACTCATTGTACTAATGAAATTGGAAGCATCTGTTTTGTTTTCGAAGTTCCATGTTTGAGTTGTGTTTAAGTCTTTAAGTGTTAGCATTTTAATTTCTCCTTTTCGCTTAATTGCGTTTTCCGATGTATCTTATGGCTTCATTATACTTGCGTTTTCGCAAGTAGTCAATAGGGAAATTAAAAATTTTTCAAAAAAGTTTTGTGAAGGTGGTGAAAAGCTAGTGAATATCATATGTACAAAGTCAAAATGTCTTAACAATAAGAACGGCCAATGCACGGCCAGCGAAGTATACTATGACGGTTTATGTCAAACATATTGCACTAGCAAACACGCAGCCAAGCAAGTAGCCGGCATATGTGCGCGATCACATGGGCGCATGAAAGCAAAAGACAATAACATTTTGAAATAAGGGGGTGAAACAATGGCGGATAGAAAAACATATACAAAACTAACCTACACAGACTGGGAAGCAGAAGAAAAAATATTGCTTATCGAAGGTTGGGCGCGTAACGGCTTAACGAATGAACAGATAGCCGAAAATATGCAGATATCAGTTGTTACCCTTTGGGAATGGCGAAAGAAATCAACTAAAATTTCTAATGCCCTAAAAATAGGAAAAGAAGAAGCGGACTTGAATGTGGAAAATGCACTTTATAAAGAAGCGTTAAAGGGAAACACTACCGCCATTATATTCTGGCTTAAAAATCGCAAGTCTAAAGAATGGCGCGATAAGATACAACAGGAAATCACAACAGAAAGCGCCGTTAAGTTGGTTATTGATAATGATGAATTGAGTGATACAGATGAGTAAAACAAATCTGTTTCGCGATGTAATACGGCCAACGCCTAAGCAAAAGGAATTCTTGCGCGCGGTTAAAAGTAACATATATACACTATATGGCGGCGCTGCTGGTGGTGGTAAATCGTATATACTCCGCTGGGGTTTGGTATGGCTTTTAATTGATTGGTTTATCAAAACAGGAATTAAAGGCATACGCGTTGGGTTATTTTGTGAAGATTACCCGAGTTTAGATGATCGTCAAATCTCTAAAATAAAAATGGAGTTTCCCGAATGGTTAGGAAGTTATAAAGAAAGTAACCATGAATTCACATTAAACAATGAATTAGGCGGCGGCGTTATCTGTTTTCGTAACTTAGATAACCCAAGTAAATATTTATCGAGCGAATTCGCTGCTATTGCTATTGATGAATTAACCTTGAATAGTCGCGACGTGTTCGACTTCTTGCGTATGCGGCTCCGCTGGACTGGTATAAGCGATACAAAATTAATCGCGGCAACTAATCCGGGCGGTAAAGGCCATATGTGGGTTAAAGATTTATTCATTGATAGGAATTTCACAAAGGAAATGCAACCATTCGCCGATAAGATTGCATATATCCAAGCAAGGGCAAGCGATAACCCGCATCTATCACAGAATTATATAGATGCATTAAATACGCTACCAGAAAAACTACGTAAAGCATACCTAGAAGGCGACTGGAACATATTCGAAGGTCAAGTATTTACGGAATTTAGAACGGAGAAACATGTAATAGAACCGTTTGAAGTACCGCATCATTGGCAACGATATCGTTCAATGGACTGGGGATATACGAAACCATATGCAGTATATTCATACGCGGTTGATTATGACGATGTGTTATATATCACAGGTGAGTATTACGGTTGCAAGCCGGGCATGCCTGATACAGGAACACAGGAAACAGCGCGGGAAGTAGCGCAAAAGATAGAACACTTGAAAGACTATCAAGGCGTAGCAGACCCCGCTATATGGCAACGTACAGGGCATGACGGGCCAACGATTGCGGAAATATTTGCAACGGAAGGCGTGTATTGGGTGCGTGCTGATAATGATAGACTAGCCGGACTGATGCAAGTACATCAACGCTTGAAGGAAGGAAAGTTAAAGATATTTAGTAATTGCGTACACTTAATACGAACGTTGCCAGCATTAACTTATGACAAAATCAAGGTTGAAGATGTAGATACCAAGCAAGAAGATCATGCGTATGATGCGGTGCGTTATATGTGTATGGCTAGACCTGTAAAATCTGTTAAACCAGAAAAGCCATTTAATGACGGTTATAAATATGTTGATGATAGCGAAGGAGATATAAGCGCATGGGGCGTATGAGTGAAAGGGCGTTGCGTGATTACGCCTTTAAGGTTCTTAAATCGGAATACGGGGAACGTGAAGAAAAGGGCGTTATTATTCCGGCCAAATATACAGATGAACAACTAGCGGAATTCGCAAAAGCAATGCCACAATGGCAACTAGAACAAATGTACGATATGATTTATGGTTCTGAAATGGTGGAATAATGAACATAGAACAAACTTTTGATATATACGAAGCAAAACAAAATGTAAAAAGTGCGTTGGCCGCCACGTCAGAATGGCGCAAGGCTGCCGCCGAAGATTTTGCATTTATGCAAGGGAAACAATGGCAAGACGGCGATTTAAAAAAGATGCGTGAAGCTGGACGGCCAGCAATCACGATTAATAGAATTAGACCGGTAATTAATCTGTTATGCGGTTATGCATCTCAGAACGAAACGGAACCGGACTTTTTACCACGTTCCGAAGAAGATGATAGAATAAGCCGCGTTGCTAAAGGTATTACAAAATACTGTTTAGACCGTGCGAACTATCAACGCAATAAGGGAAAATGTTTCCGCGATAAGATTATTTGCGGTTTAGCTAATTACTGGGTATCTTATGAATTCGACTATACGAAACTGGACGGCGCTATTCAAATTGAACGTGTTTCTCCGTTTGATGCGTTTATAGATCCTGAATGTAAGAAAGACGATTTAAGCGATGCGCAATATGTTGGCCGTTATAGTTGGGAAAGTTCCGCCAAACTAAAACAAGTATATCCGGATAAGATTAACGAAATTGATGCGTTAAAACATAAATATGATGATACCGAACAGGAGGCCGGCATAGTTGAAACAGTAGACGGCGAAGCACTTTGGTATAACAACAATTACAATAAAATCCGTGTAGTGCAGTATTGGTATAAGGAATACGGCAAGAAAAACGTATATATGACAAAAGAGGGGTTAATTGATGAAGATAACCCGTTATTTGTTGTATTGTTGGCTACTGGGAAAAAGCCTACTAGCATACCAGATACTAAAATCAGATATGCGACATTCGCCGATGATGTACTACTTGAAGAAGGCGAAAGCCCATATAAGCATGGTAAATTTCCGTTAGTGCGTGAATATTGTTACTATACTGGCGAATTGACAGATGATGAACTAGAACCCGCTGGCGTAGTGCGTGATATTAAAGATGCACAAAGGGAACTAAATAAGAACCGAAGCCAACGCATGCACGTTGTTAATCAACAATCATTAGGCGTGAAATTCTGGCAAGGTCAATTCACGGAACAACTTAAACGTGATATTAATAAAAACAGCACGAAACCGGGTGCGAATATATATCTACCGCCGGGCGTATCATTCACAGACGGCACGCCGGCAATGGATAGCAATATTAATATTAGCTTAGAACAGCAATCAAGCAATGATTTCTATTCTATCAGCGGTATCACTCCGGAAAGTCTAAGCGGTAGCGTTGGGGCCATGAGTGGCAAGGCTATTGATTTAAGGCAATCAGTAACAACCGTTCAAACGGCTGGCATCTTTGAGCAATCAAAAGAAGCAGAACGCCAAATTGTTAAATTGTTATGGGGCGAGAAAAACGCCCCGGGTTTAATCCCTCAATTTTACAACGAAGCCAAAGCAATGCGCATTATGGGCGATGACGGGCAAAAGGAATTTGTACAGATTGCACCGGGTTTAAATCAACCTATGCAAGAACAGGTATTAACCGATGCATTAGGGCAACCGCAACGTGATGCGGAAGGTAACCCAATCAAACAAGTACTATATGATCTATCCGCCTTTGATTTTGATATCGTAATCACTACAAGCCAAGCAAGCGCAACGGCAAGGCGTGCTAACCTATATCAATTATTGGAAGCCAAGAAAAGCGGCGTTGATATTCCTATGGATATCATTCTCGATTTTATGGACTTCCCGGAAAAAGAAACGGTTAAGAAACGCATGCAAGAAGCAGCAGAAAAGCCAGCTTTACCAGAATTGCGTGTTAGTGGCAACTTAGGTGATATGCCGGCGGAAGCGTTAAGCATGTATTTACAAACGCTAGGCGTACAGATTTCACCGCAACAAATCATGGCGGAACGGTTAGCCTTGAAAGGTAAACAACAAAACATTCAAAATGCACCGCCAATTTTACCGCCTATGAACGATTTAGGCACTATGTAATATAAACTATCAACACAATAACAAACGCTCCGTAATGGGGCGTTTTTTATGTTTCTTTCGCCCTAAGTAATGGCGTTAAAAGGCTTGCTTATACATTATCGCCCGGCAACGGCGTTAAACTGCCATATTCTTATATTCGTCCGGCAATGACGTTAAAAGGCAATAAGGAGTATTTGATATGGAAAAAGATTTAGTAAACATCGAAGAAGCTGGTTTCACACCGGAAGATTTAGAAAACGCGGGCGTTGAACTGGAAGAAACTGCCGAAGAAACGGATACACAGGAAACTGCACCAGATGAACCCTCTACAGATGATGCGGCGGAAAGTGATGCGAATGATGCGGCAGTGGAACCGGAAACGCCGAACACTAACGAAGAAACGGAAGAAACGCATGCGAACGATCAGAACTTAAAAGCGGCACTTGCACAGGAACGCGCAAGACGTAAAGCAGCGGAAGAACGGGCTAGACAATACGAAGCACAACAACGGCCGATTAAATTGCCAGACGAAGAAGTATCAAATATTCGCGACTTTGTACGCCGGGAAGCGTTGAAACGCTTTAACATTACGGCGGAAGATTTAGAAAGTCTTATGTTTGAAGATGTACAGAAATATAACGATTTCATTCGTTTTGAGGCCAATGCGGAATATACAATTACTAACCAACAAATGGCGATACATCAACAAAGACAAACTAATATTAATTTCGTAAATGAAATTAAATCATTACCGAACTTTGGGGAATTGTATCAACGCGGTTTAGAAAAGCTAAACGGAATGACGATGCGCGATGCACAACCGATTAACGATGCTTTTTATCGTGTTGATATTGGCGAAGGTACGGAAGCCGATTTTGAAACCATTAGAAAATTTGTAACAGAATTGCAAAATGAACGGGCGACAAGTACCGAAGTACCGAATAACCCTTTACAAGTTGCGGCTACGTTGCCAAAAGCTGGCGCGTTAAATGGTGGCGTTCCTACGCCTAACAAAGTAACAGAAGAAGATATTTTAAAAGCGTATCAAACGGGCAACCTTGATGCATTGCCGGACGATGTACGCAAATATTTTGACGAATTATAAGAGGTAAAACATGGCAGAACAAAGAAATCAAGTTAATATTCCAGCGGCCTTAGTTCCTAAAGTATGGGCCAAAAAAGTATGGCACGAAGGCTTGAAAGAAAGCTATTTTTATAAATTTACGGCGTTGGACGGTTCCAACGTTGTACATAAGAACAAAGATTTAGAAAATGTAAAAGGTGATAGCGTAGTATTCGGCTTGATGATGAACTTAACAGGTTCCGGCGTTGAAGGTAACCGCGCTAAATTATCCGGCGCAGAAGATAGCTTGAACATTTATGATTTCACAGTAAACACTCAATTAGTGCGTAATGCGGTTTCCCGCTTTGAAGCGGACGACCAAAAAACACAATATGATATGTTGAAAGAAATCAAAATCGCATTGAAACAATGGTTATCTGATTGGTTAGACGATAAATTAATCTCTAAACTTTCCGCAACACCTACTAGCGGCGAAGTATTATATGCAAGCACAGCTAATACACAAGCAAGCATTACGGCAAACGATAAATTAACTACAACTATTATTTCCCGTGCTAAACGAAAAGCGATGATGCACGGCCCTAAAGTACAACCAATTAAGGTTGACGGCATGGACAAGTATATTATGTTGGTTTCTCCTTGGGCAGCAAAAGACTTGAAAGATGATGATAAGTGGCTTAAAGCACAACAAAACGCTAACGTTCGCGGTTCTAAAAACCCTATCTTCACAGGTGCATTAGGCGAATATGACGGCGTAATTCTTTACGAATACGAACGCGTATTATCTGATACTACAGGCGCATCTAGTGCGAATGTATGTCATAATTTGTTGTTGGGTAAACAAGCCGCATGTTTCGCAGTAGCTAGACCAGCGAAACACATCGAACAAACAGACGATTACGGCAACATTGCTGGTAATGGTATTGCGTTCTATGGTGCCGTTGAAAAAACTAAATTCAATAGCAAAGACTACGGCGTAATTCAAGTAATGACTGGCGGCGTTGTTGAACGCTAATTTATAGGTATAGGCGGGGTGATACCCGCCTTTATTCTTATATGGGGTGAATATGAACGTAAAACAAATAGTAAATAGGGCGTTCATGCAAATAGGCGATACATCGCAAGAAACGTATACACCATACCAACTATTGGAGTATTACAACGAAGGCAATCACTTATTGAACGCTTTAATTAGCCAATATTGCCCTGGCCTTGCAACTGCCACACATGAAGATAACGGAACGGGGCGAATTGTACTACCGTTTCAATGTATTGGAGTGTTGAAGGTTAAAGCAGATGATGCGGAAGTGCAAGGGTATCACGTGTTGAATTTACAAACGGTGGTATTTGATGCAGATCATGAGCAGAAAATCACCGTTGATTATATAAAGACGGCTGGATATAAAACGCTAGATGATGAAAGCGGACTACCGGCAGAACTTGAAACGTTGTTAGTTGACTATATCGTGTACCGCGTAATGAATATGGATATAACCGGCATTACTGCCAATATGGTAAACGCACTACAAGCGATTAACAGCGGACTAGGTGAAAATGATTGCATTATAGCGGAAGGGTATTGGGATTATGGTTGTAAAAGAACTGATTACTCTGGTTAATGTTGAAAGTAACGAAATACTAGATGAACAATTAGAATATATCCAGTACATTAACGCAGCTATTGATTGGCTAGCTACTATATTGGTTAGTATTAAAGACTGCGAAGTAGTTAAGAATACGGATATACCGAACTTAAAAGCCGTACCGTCAGACTTTATGGGGTTCGTTCCAAAGAGTGGCTATCCTATCCGCATCATTAACGGAACGTTTGAAACATATGACGGGGAAATAGTAAAAGGCGTATTTTATAGCGTACGCAAAAACCATGTTGATGATATGGACGATCCTATTCCGTTTTCCGAATTCTTTCATCAATATCTAGTGCAGCTTATATCTTTCATGGTGAAGAAAAAATCACTTATGACTGATTATGCTACCTATGATAAGATCTTTATTGACTACATCACGGAACAAATTAAAGTGGCAAGGGGTATCACATAATGGGCGTAAAACAGGTAGCAACAACAAACGGTTTCCGGTTGGGCCTTGATTGGTCGAACCCGCCCGAAAATATTGATATGCAAGCCCTAACGCAGGCTAGACAATGCGAATTCGATAGAACGGATAATGCATTGCGTACAGTACCAGGGGTTAGAGTACTGTATGATTTCGGCTTGCCTATTGAAACGTTGTATTACGATGTGTATCGAAAGCGTTGGTATTTTTCATCGAATAAGAATTTATATGAAACAGATTTCAGCACTCGCAAATTATTAGGGGTATTAAGTGGTGTGCAAAAGCCTATGTATCATGCATTCGGTGGTGATATTCTGATTGCTAGTGGCGGAAAGCTACAGGCGATTACGGGAGCTGGACAACTTATTACAGTAGAAAGCCCTACATGTGAAATGGTATCCAGTCATTCCGGGCGTGTGTTGCTTTCATCGATTTATTCGCATCGGTTGAATTGGTCGGCGGTAGGTGATTATCAATCATGGACACACAATGGGAATGATGCATCTAGTGCGCAGTGGTTAGACGTCGGGTATAAAGACCAGGGCAGTATTATTGCCGTTGATTTCCTAACGCGTGCAATTATCGTGTATAAGGAATACGGGCGCGTGTATCAAGTAGTGGGGACACCGGACGAAAACAACTTAACTGTTTACCCGCTATCATCTACTGGGTATTGTAGCGGTTCAACTTGTAATATCGACGATAGATCATATTATCTAGGCGAGCAAGGGTTTATGTCATTCATGCCTACTAATACGTATGCAGAAATACAACCTTTTGAAACTGGGCTTAATATCAATTCCTACTTGCTTAAATACATCACTAAAGATTGTGAAATGTGGCATGTACCTAGCCGTAAGCAATTGTGGATAAAGCCATACAATGGGGATAGCTTATTCATCTATCATTATCTACCACGATACAATGACGGTCGCGGGGTATTCACATCTAGAAAATTCACGTATAACATCAATTCCGTTGTAAGTATAGATAAAGATGTATATGTAGCCTATGGCAATAAGATTGGTATTCTTGATGAAAGCATAGACACAGATGACGGCGTACAAATTGAAACCTCTATCATTAGTGGCAACCGATTGGCTACACGTCAATTCATCTTGATTATGAACTACAATTTCGTAACACATAATATTATTAATGGATACGGCACAATTGGCATTTCCAATAAGAAGGCTAAGCCTATTAATTTTGCTAGTAAGGCAACTAAGACATATTATGCAACAATGAAAACTATAAATGCTACTAACAAGATGAACACTAACGAATACACCAAAGCGTATAAGATTGGTGGCGGTGCTAATCGTAATGTGCAGTTTAAAATACACGTTCAAAAAGGGGCTATATCCCTAAGGCAGTTAGATTATACATACGAGGAAGTATAAAATGGCATATAAAGAAAAACACCCTTTGGATATCACACCCCAAGGGGATACGGTTCAGGATAGCATTCAGAAAAACCGGGCTGAAATATTAGAAGTCGCCAAAGCCGTAGAATTAAAGGCTAGTGGTGGCGGTAATACAGGCGGTGGCGTGCTACGGAATAGGGTGCTAAACGGTAAGGTTGGTAATAGTGAATGGGCGTTTTTGATTGGTGATAACCTAAGTGTAATGATTGACGGCAGTCAAACACCTGTATTATTATCATTCGCCAACGGGTACGATGATAACGGAAGTGTAGACTATGTAAGTACGATTACAAATAAAACGAGTGCATGGAATTTACCAGCACGATCTACATCGTATTTATATATCGAACGTTCCGCATCGGGCGCGTTAAGTTATGGCAGCACTACTATTGAACCAGTGCGCCAAGCAAGTGCGCCGAAGGCTGAAATGGATAAAATGCACTATAACACGGTAGCCGATAAGATGTACCTATATAACGGCGTACAATGGAAGTCAGTGCTTCGCATTGTAGTCGCTATTGTAGTAACAGATAGTACATCGGTTAAAAGTATTAAGTACTACCGCCCAGGGTTTAGCGGCGATGTAATGGCGGATAAATCTATCACTAGCGAGAAAATCGGGGATAAAGAAATAAAAGGTGCTAATATTGCCGATGAGCAAATCGAAAGCAAGCATCTGGCAAAGAGTATCAATGATTTATTTGCGGCGGTAAAAAAAGATATTGAAGATCTAAAACCAAAGATTGATAGCGTATTATCAAAAGCCTATCCAGTAGGTGCGATATATTGCAGTACCGTAGAAACTAACCCGCATGATTTGTTTGGGTTTGGTACATGGGAATATATCGAACAGGGTAGGGTGCTGTTATCACAAGGTGATAAATATAGTGCTGGTACTACTGGTGGCACAGAAACACATACATTAACAGTGCAAGAAATGCCTAGCCATAAACATGGCGGGGCTACTGGTGATGGTGGTGCACATACGCATACAGGCATTGCCAGTGAAGCAGGAGAACATACTCATACAGGTGTTGTATATAACGCCGGTGGTGGTATTGGTCCATATAGAGGCGCAAGAGGGCTTGACATATTAAAAGTAAACTCATACGACAAATCAATATTAGATGTATCTATTAATAAAGCTGGCGCACATAATCATGATGTTACAATAAACGGCGCTAGCAATCACACGCATACTATTAATGTTGAAGGCGAAGGACACGCGCATAGTATCATGCAACCTTATTTATCGGTGTACATGTGGAAGAGGGTATCATAATGAAATTGGATAACCTAGAAACCATGATAAAGGACTATGAACGCAGAACAGGGGAACGAGTAGATTTAAGCGGTTTTTATTTTGATGAAAACAATAACTACAAAGATAAGTACAATTATTACTTTAAATTCTTCCCTGGTGCAGGTTTTCTATTTTGGACAATCAATGAGTTTAACGGGGAGCTGTATTTCACTATATGGCAGACGTACGGTGATATGAAAGTAATCGGAAGATACATTGTTGATGTGATGAAGTTAAACGATTTAGACATTATCGTAACGGCTACACATCGCAGCATTAAAGGGTTCATTAAGAAGTGGAAAATGGAACGTGTTCCAACTATGGACTATGTATATAATGGGTTCAATTATAAAGTGCTTAAGACTGTTAGAAAACACCTTGAAGCGACTTTGTAGAAAGGAAACGCATGTTTATATTTGACTTGCAATTATTCGGCGGTGGCGGCAAAAAATCAAAGGTAAGTAGCATTGATGCAAAACTACCTACGGCCAGCGCTGAGGAAAAGGAATTGCTAAAAGGGCAAATTGGTTGGATAAACGGAACTAACCAAAGCGCCAATACGTTGCAAGGCATGGGTGATGCAGCACTAAGCAATGTGATTACACCGGCATATAAAGATATGTTCAATCAGTATCTAGGCACTAATCAAAACAATCAAAATGCGATTGGTGCGTTACAAAATCAGATTTCAAGTGCTGGTGCGCAGAACCTAACCGACAACACAAAATACGCTAATCAGTTAGCTGCAAGCGTTGATAATATGAACAATACGGCAAGCCAATTGGCTAATGAGTATAGCGGAGCATTATTGCAAAATCAAAATGCTATGAACGCTATTACATCGGGCCAATTGCCTACTGCATACCAGGAAGCACGCCAAAAGGCGCTAAACAATGATTTAGAAAGCACATTAGGTAGTGCAGTATCCGGACTAGCAAGCCGCGGTATTATCAATTCTTCCCAAGCAGATACTGCTATTAACAATATCAGTAAAAATGCATCTAATACATTAGCAGCACAATACGCCCAAGACCTTAACCAAGCGGCAGGGCTTAACACCCAAGCACTTAATAATAATCTAAGTGGCATAGGAGCTAAAATGGGGTTATGGGGTAATACATATAATAACCAACAAAATGGGGTAGTAAACCAGGCTAATTTGATGAACCAAGGATACACTAATCAAATGAGCAACGCAGGAACTGCTGCCGGACTAGTTGGACAACGTGAAGGGTTAGCACAAAACCCAATTAACACGGGCGCAACTACACAAGAAGCGGCAATTCAACCGGCGAAAGATTACTATTCTATGGCACAACTTAATAATGCGGATCAGGAAGATTTATTGAACCGCTACATGACGTTACGATATGGGTTAGCTAGCCCAGCACAAACAACAGTGCGCCAAGGTAGTGGTGGTTTCTTTGGAGGGTTTATGAAAGGTTTTTGCTTTGTAGCAGGTACAGAAATTGCAACACCGGAAGGTGCGAAAGCAATTGAAACATTTAAAGCGGGTGATACCGTTATTTCACTTGATGCGGTAAACGATGTAATTGAAATGCATGATATGGGCGAGCATGAAACATATATGTTAGCTACTGAAGATTGCGCAGTGCCAACTACGGCAAGTGAAAAGGTATTAACCCCGGAAGGCTTGAAAGTAGTTGAAAGCCTCGTAATTGGTGAGCCAATTATGACAGTGCATGGCTATCAACCAGTAACGCAATGCGAACCAACTGGGAAAGTTGAACAGGTTTATGAATTGCAATGTACTGGTGATAATCTATTCTATGCCAACGGCATTATGGCAGAAGGTATCAATGAAGATGAACTGCAAGCCATTGAAGACGGATTAAATAGTAATGAAGATGATGATAATAAAGGCACTAAAAAAACAAGCAAAAAAGGCAGTAAGAAAAATACTGAGAAAGTAGAGGAATAACACAATGGGAGTTATTTATTTACAAGACTTTGAACCGTGGGCAGCCGTTGGTGAACTAGCCGGACAATATGCATCGCATCGCCTAGGTGCATTACAAAATAATAACATGGCGAAAGGGTATCAAAGCATGTTAAATGGTGATGCTCAACAAGGGCAAGGCCAGTTACAAGTGATTGATAACCAAAATAGAAATACAATACAGATGCAACCGACACAATTCAACTCCGCGCAATATGTAAATGATGCAATGCGGAACAATTCCGTAGGCGCTCAAATGGTGGCGCAACATAACGGGTTATGGGGGCAACCTACACAACCTGGACAAGTGGCACAAGTTACACAACCCGCAGCACCTGTACAAGCGAATACAGATGCACCAGCGGTGGCAACGCAACCACAACAAAGTACCGGCTTATGGAACTTTCAAAATCTAAACAATACTGGTATTGGCGTACCTCAAACGTACCAAGACATGGTACAACAACGGGGTACTAATTTTTTTCACCAAGCGCCCAATTTGGTAAACGATGGTAATACCGAAAAGGATAAAGCGCAAGGACAATACGCCATTCCGGACAAAGCAAGTCTAACCACAGAGGCCCGCAAACGATTGGGTGCTAACACACTAGCACTAGTCAAAGCGGGCTTTGATTTTAAAACCGCGCAAGGGCTTGCAAGCGAACAATATCAAAGCGATATAAATTCGATGTATGCGCAACAAGTCAACGAATACCAAGAAAAAGTTCTTGAACCTATGCGCCAACAAATCATGAATAAGCTTGTATTTACGCAAGATAAAGATGGCAATCCGGTTGTAGATACATACAACACAAAACGGGTTAAAGGGTTAGCGCCAGCCGTTGCAAGATACAATTATCTAGCAAGTAAAGTAGGTGCTGGCACTATTGATATGAATAACTTGAATAGCATTGCGGCGTTGGATAAACCGGACTATAAATTTAGTAGTGCGCAAAACGGCCACATTGTACGTTACAATATGGGCGACGGTACTATTCAAGATATGGGCGGTTATGGCAAGGTTGAAACAAAACAATTCGCTAACGGCCAAGTTATCGTAATGACACCAGACGGCCAAATGAAAAATATCGGCAATTTCGGGGCCAAGAACATTAAAGTTTTACCTGACGGTAAAACGTACATTGTTGGTACAGACGGCAGCATGAAATATGTAGGTACTCATATTAAACCGGCAACGGCTACACAAACAGGCACAAGCGGTTATAATGCGCAAGTATTAAGGACTTTATCCGCGCAGCATACTGCATGGGTAAAAGCTAACCCAGATAAGGCGGAAACAGAAAGCCCTTATTATGGGCAATTACAAAGCGCATTAAGCGGTGCGCCTACTGGTGGCGGTGGTGCTGGGGCGCCAACGGTTAAACGTCAACCGACATATTCAAGCGAAGAACAAGCAGCAGTATCCAAGCGAATGAACGAACTATCAGCGCAAGGCTGGAGCGACGACCAAATAGCGGCGGAACTTGATGCGGCCGGATACGGCAATTATAAATCGTGGTTAAAAACGTATTAATAAAGGGGTAGACTATGGGTGCGTTTGATGATATTACAAGCCAATACGGCAAGGCAGCTGGAAACGGCAACGCCTTTGAAGATATAACAACCGAATACGGTGATGATGTAGGCAACGCGCCCAAGCCTACATTATGGGATAGTGTTAAAAATAATGCCGAATATGTTGCTAATGGCGTTAAAAACAATATTGAATGGATTGATAAAACAGGCAAAGAAATTAATGATAATGTAATGAATACATTATCAAATTGGAAAGATGATGTAGTAAATAAAGCAAATAATCTAGGTAGGGAGTATTCACAAAGTGCTGCTAATGCCCTTGAAGCTAATGGAGATAATTTTTCAGCATTTGATGATAACGGCGACTTTATAGACGAACATGCAACACCGGGACTAAACAAAGCAAGAGTAGAGGCATACAATGCCGGAGTTGGTAAGCCAGCCGGATATATAGCTATTACACCGCTTGTACCGCCACAAGTCAGAATGGTTGCGGGTGTATTAGCCGCCCCAACGGTTATCGGCAATGCAGTTGAAACGTACGATGCCAATGCAGCGGCAGAAAACGAAGGAACGGCACCGGACGGGGTATTAGGGAATAAATATGTTGCTACGGCAAAAAATGTTTTAGTAGATCCTATTACGGAACCGGTTGGGCGTTTAGTTGATGATCCGGGCGAGTTCGCAAAAAATATTGTCATGAACCCTACTAATTTATGGGACGATGTGTTTTTACCGGTTGGCATGGTTAAAGGTGTAACACCTAAAAAGGCAACTGGCGCCATTGGCGAACGTGTAGGGCGTGTTGGTGAACATATCAAAGAAAAGGCATCTAATGCATTTGCAGATATTGGAGAAAAATTTAGTAAAGATGATGCGGTAGCAGAAATACAACCAATGCGCGAAGGCGTTCAATATAATGCGTTTGATGATGTAGCCGTTCCGGAAGATACGGCACCAACAGTTGAAGCAAAAGAATACTCCGCAGATGCACTTAACGGGCAACCATTTGAAGGTGAAACGGGGAATATCCAAGCGGACATATATAACCGATACCGCCAACACGGGCTAAGCGACGTTGAAGCGGCAGGCATGACCGGTAATATTGGCGCTGAAAGTAGTTTCAGTACAACGGTTACCAGTGGCGATGGATACGGTTCACGTGGACTTATTCAATTTACTGGCGATAGACTAAACGGCGAAAAAGGCTTATTGAAGTTTGCTGCAGATAGAGGACTAGACCCATGGGACTGGCGGACACAAGTCGATTATAGCGTGTGGGAATTGCATAATACAGAAAGTGCAGCATTGCAAGCCATGAGAGAACACCCGGACGCAACACCTGCAGAAATGGCGAAGATTATCCGTGAAACCTATGAACGCCCGGACCCAGCCGTTGCTCGTGATAATGTTCGCGCTCAAATTGCAGAAGAAACATTTAATGGGAACTATGGAAAATATGAAAATGGGCCACGTGATACATCATTTAAAGATAGCAGCCTAGATCCAAATCGTGTTACACGTGATGAACCATTCAAAGATGAGTTTATCGAAAACGAAAAAACGATAAATGGGGAACAATCACATACAGATTTGAATACATTTGTTGAAACCGGCGATAAAAAAGCAGTTAAAAACGAAGATTTAGGTATAAACTATCAAGGCGAAGGAGAAACGGCCCGTACAGGCGAAATAAACGAACTTCCTACAGAAAATCGCATGAATACTGAATTTGTAGAGGGTGAAAAACCTAAATTTCAAGAAAAGGCGATTGAAAACGATGTAAACAGTCAATTTAGATACGAAGAAGATGCGCCAAACGTAAGTTTGAAAAATGCTATTGATGATTTGCCATTGAAAGCGCGTGAAACAATCGTAAATGAATTGAAAGACGTTGTGAACCATGATGCATCTGAAACAAGATTTACGGAATTAGAAAATAAAGTGCATTCTAATACGGAAATCTTGCAAGATTTGAACCGCGCAACAAAGCCGGATATTCCAAAAGCTGAACTTGATGCGGTGAAAGTCAAATTGTCAGAAGCGTTAGACGTACCAGTTGAAACATTGAACCATGAATACATGGAACGTATTCGTACGGATCGTGCTGCCGAACTTATCGCAGATACGCAAGAACTTAAAACGCTAAAAGCAGAACCGGCAGAAGGTGGCGTGAGTACATACGCGCAGCAACCTAGCCAATTACTTGAACATGCAACGCATGAACAAGTACACGAAGCCGTTGTAAAAGCCTTTGACGGCAATGAAGCAATGGCAAATCGCTATTTGGAAAGTAAAGGCGTTAAACCTACAGAACAATTACAATATAGCGTAAGGGGCAAGGAAACGCCGCATACTGGCGTTGATGAAGTAGAGCGATTAGGGCGAAACGTAACACGTAAAGAAATCATAGATGCAGTTAATACCTTGTTTAACCAACGCATTAAAAGTGGCCGATTAGGTAAAAAAGGCGTTGGCGGCTGGTACAATACATATACCGATGTCATTCGTAGCGGTAATTATGGCGATTTTCGCGTTATCATGCATGAACTGGGGCATTATGTGGATAACTATTTTAAATTTAGTAATGAACCACGCTTTAACAACGAATTTAATCGCGTAGTTCAAGACCGTTTCGGGAAGGCGTACAACAAGTTAGGCATGGAAGGTATACGCGGCGAAGGATACGCAGAATTCTTTCACGATTACGTGAGCGATCGCGCCAAAGCTAAACGCGAATTCCCAGAATTTTATAAACATTTCACGGAAGCTATTGCCAAAGAACCGGAATTGAACGGTATCACCAACAAATTATCTCAACTGGTTCATGAATGGCACCGTCAAGGCGGGGCGGAACGTGTAAAGGGTAGTATTTCGTTTGAGAGTAAAGGGAAAGTGAGCCAAGCTATTGATGCGGTTAAACGCGGTGAAACGCGCGACTTTATCAAAAAAGCGATGAGCGATGTATACACTAAATTAATTGATGAATTGAACCCGTTGAAAGATTTAGTGGAGCAAGTCGAACGTGAAACGGGTGAAAAAATTTCGTTTGATGACAATCCGTATATGCAAGCGTGGTTGGCGCGTGGTTGGGCCGGTAAGGCGGAAACGTTAATTGAACACGGCGCGCCGGAATATAAAATTCTAGCGTTTAAAGATATTATTAAGGATATCGGAAAGAGAGAACATAAAGATTTTTCCGCGTATCTAGTGGCATTACACGATTTAGACCTACATAAGAACCAACAAAAAGCAACGTTTTCATACACGGAAGATGCTGCTGTATTAGGCAAGCACGCCGGAAATGAACGTTTTCAAAAGGCGGCCAAAGAAATCTATAAATATCAAGATTATTTGTTGGGTATGCTTGTTAAAGAGGGTATGTTGACGGCTAAAGCGTACCATACAATGCGTAAAATGTACCCGCATTACATTCCGTTTTTCCGCGATATGTCAGACGTAGGCATGCAATCGTTCTTATCTGGTGGCAAGGGTTTTATTGATGTATCCAGTCCGGTTAAACGGTTAAAAGGCAGTACGCGCGATATTATAGATCCGTTGGAAAGCATTATTAAAAATACATTCCAGTTCTATAACGCAATAGAACGCAATCACGTTGGCCGCACATTTGCGAAATTAGCCGATAAAAAAGGCGTTGGGCAAATTGTGGAACGTGTAAAAGGTGATAAGGCGAAAACGGATAATACGTTCAATGTATGGGAGAACGGGCAAAAAGTAACGTACGAAACAACACCGGAACTTATCGAAACTATGCGCATGTTGGATAAAGAACAATCTAATATGATTATGAAGATTTTATCTTATCCGGCAAGCTGGCTACGCGCTGGTGCTACATTATCGCCAGAATTTATCTTGCGGAATCCTGTACGTGATATGATAGGCGCGGCGATTTACTCTAAACATGGATTCATTCCTATTGTTGATACGTTCAAAGGTTTGGCTTTGTACTTGAAGAAAGGTCAAACATTCTGGGAGTATAAAAAATCTGGTGCAGCACATGCGGCAATGGTATCGCTAGACCGCGACTATTTAGGCGGTCAATTACGCGATATTATGAAGCGTGAAAGCAAATTTACGAAGTTGATTAAAAACCCTATTGAAGCGTTGCGCGCTATGAGTGAAGCAACAGAAATGGCAACACGATTGGCAGAATATGACAATGCACGAAAGGGTTATACCGGCGTTGGTAATCGCTTATTCGGTAAAGATAGAAAGCCGTTATCAGCACGCGAAGCAGCACTAGAAAGCCGTGATATTACGTTAGATTTTAGCCGTAGAGGTACAAATACAAAGAAAGCCAACCAAGTAATAGCATTCTTTAATGCGACTATTCAAGGTGCAGACAAAATGGTGCGTGCGTTTAAAGAAGATCCGCGCGGTATGACGGTTAAAACGATGCTTTATATCACGTTACCAAGCGTTATGTTATGGTACATGAATAAAGATGATGAGCGCTATCAAGAACTACCACAATGGGAAAAAGATACATTCTGGATTATTCCAGGTAAAGAAAACATGTATAGAATTCCTAAACCGTTTGAAGCCGGTGTATTATTTGGTACGTCGTTTGAACGTATGCTACAGTATATGGACGATGCGAAAAACAATCGTAAGGGCATAGGTTTTAAAGGGTTTGGCGAACGTGTTTTTGATAGTTTGGCACCAAGTTTTATGCCTACGGCGATGATACCGGCGGTTGAAGCTATGACAAATTACTCGTTATTCAGACAACGGAATATTATTCCTCAATCTCAAGAAAACTTGCCGGCACGCCTACAGTACGGCGCGAACACTAGCGAGGTAGCAAAATTCGTAGGCGATAAAATAAACGTTTCACCGTATGTTGTAGACAATACAATAAGAGGGTACGGCGGCGGACTTGCTGGGTTAGGGTTAAACGGAATTGATGCGGTATCTGGTGCAAAAGAAAACAATGCATCTAAAAAATGGTACGAAGCGCCGGGATTAAGAGGGTTTACGGCGGCACCTTATCAATCATCTAATAGCGTACAACGTATATATGATGATTATAAGGAGCAAGAAAAATTACATAATGAGTTCAAATTAACAGGGCAACGGCCGGAAGGATACGATGCTAAAGAATTTGCAAAACTCAAAAATGCAAGTAATAGCCTTAAAAACTTAAATAAAGCATCTAAGGCTATTATTAATAATGAACGCATGAGCGGCGAACAAAAGAGGGAACAACTAGATAAAATTAATATGAGAAAAGCTAATATAGCGCGTAGCGTGTATGGCTTAGGTAAGGTTAAATGAGGGGTAAGTAATGGATCATTTCACTAGGTTTTTTGTTGAAGGTTGGAACTCTTTAACAGATAGTTTTTTATTAAAAGTTATACTAAGTGGCGCCGGTGCGGTGGGTATGTGGTTAATTCATATAAAACACGTTCAAATATTGGGCGTGTTTATTTTATTGGTATTCGTTGACTTATTCAGCAAATGGGCGGCAATTGCTTATAGAATGTTGGTTGATGAATACAAATATAATGCCGATGAAATTGCAGTTTGGGAAAAATACCGTGCAATACCGCTGGCGTTTGATAAAGGGTTGATTTCTAGCCGATACATGCGAAAAGGTTTTGTGTTTAAAGTGGCGACATACGTCGCCGCTACACTTGCCGCCGTTTTATTCGATGAAATGAGCGGTCAAAAGCAGTTCGCGGTATCGCTGGTATGGTTATATTTGGGTTCGTGTGAATTCTTATCCATTATGGAAAACCTACGCGACGGCGGAAATGTAATGCTAGGTAAATTTTTAGATTTAGTTAAAACTAAAATTGAAAACAAAGTTAAATTATAGGGGGTACCATGAGGGGTATAGATGTAAGCGAAAATAACGGTGTAGTTGATTGGGGCGCGGTTAAGGCGAACGGGTTCGATTTTGCCATTATCCGCATTGGTTATGGCCGTGGCAATTTAGATAGTGAATTCTATAACAACGTAAACGGCGCAATAAACGCGGGCTTAGCTATTGGCGTATACCATTATTCCTACGCGATGAACGAAGAAAATGCGGCAGATGAAGCGGAATTCGTATTAAATACATTGAACGATGCCGGCCTAACTGTTGACAAGTTGCCTATGGGCGTATGGTTCGACATGGAAGATGCGGACGATTATAAAGCCAATAGAGGTATGCCAACACGACAGGAACTAACCAATATATGCAGTGTGTTCATTAATTCGCTATGGAATGCAGGCTATACGAATACTGGGCTATATGCCAATTATGATTGGCTAACCAATATACTAGACGTTAGCCAGTTGGGCGGGTGTGCTATTTGGTGCGCGCAAGTAGATAGCCAATGCGATTATGAAGGTGCTAACTTGTGGCAATACACCTTTAGCGAGAATATCGAAGGCCGTGAATTTGATGCAGATGCAGTATTGAATTGGCCTGTATAACGGGGGTTAATATGGATACTATCAAACAGTTAATTAAGCAATACATGCCAGTTATTATAGTAGCGCTTCTTGTGTTGCTGGTGCTTGCAGTTGGGCTATTGATTAATAACCATATCAAGCATAAGCAGGAGCAACCGGTAATAGTAAAGCAAGAAACGGCAAAGAACCCGAAACAATTGGGCAATGCATTGCATGTTTCAACTAAAGAAGCGCAACAAATTATTACGTTGAAAGAACGCTCTGAACCAGTGGCAACATATCGGGTTAATGCCCCAACGATACATGATGCGGCGGTGATTACTAAAAATGCAATTAGTAACAAATCTCCTAATGTACCGAAAGCAGCAATAGAAAAAAGCGATAGGACCGCGGTAGTTGAAAATGACGAAGCCCAAAAAGTTGATGTGTATAAAATCAATTTAGACAAACCGCATAGTATATTAGCTGGTGCAACTGTAATGAATAATGGTGAAATATACGAAACTATCGGGTACGAAGATAAACGCATTCAAGGGCTTGCACACTTTAAAGGAACAGAATTTAAAGGCGCATCGGCATTGGTTAAAGTTGTAAGATGGTAGGTGATCCATATATCTCCGAGTTGCACGGTTTGCAACAATCAACTATTAGTTGTCAGTTGGAAAGTATTAATTTATAACTGAAAGGAATACTACTATGGCTAAAATTTTTGAATTCGAAGGTAAAAAACACATGTTCGCGGAAGATATCGAACCAAAGGCAGAAGGTTTATACATGGCGACATTAAAGGATAGCGACAATGTAACTTGTGAAATGTACTTTGTGAATGGCCAGTTGCATCGGCTAGTGGAATTAAAAGAAACAAAATAATATACAAAAATAGGGGTGCTACATCAGCACCCCTTTATTTTTATTTGACGGCAAAAATACGTCAAAAATTTCGTGTAAAGCTATATAATTTTGTGGTTAGCATTTTGAAATTTACACTATGGCCAATCAATTAAAAACTACGATGTGCGATATTATGGATAAAAATTATTAAATACGCTATAATAAAGTATTGCTAATTACGGACTGTTTACAGGGAAAAGGGGGTGTTCCTATGGCATATATGGCGCTATATCGTAAGTATCGTCCGCAGACGTTTACCGATGTGGTTGGGCAACATCAGGTATCAGATACGTTGATGCGCGCTATTCGCGAGGATAAGGTGGCTCATGCGTATCTATTTGCCGGCCCGCGCGGGACTGGTAAGACAAGTATGGCTAAGATTTTTGCACGTGCCATTAATTGTGAACATGGCCCTACCGACCATCCTTGTAATGAATGTAGCGTATGTAAATCGATTTTGAGTGGTCAGTCTATGGACGTCCTCGAAATTGATGCGGCGTCGAATCGTGGTATCGATGAGATTCGTGCTTTACGTGAAAGCGTAAAGTTTATGCCTGTAGAGGGGCGTAAAAAGGTATTCATCATCGACGAAGCCCATATGCTTACCAATGAAGCGTGGAATGCCCTATTAAAGACGATAGAGGAACCACCAGATCACGTGATGTTCATCTTTGCGACCACTGAGATTGAAAAACTGCCTGTTACCATCGTATCTCGTTGCCAACGATATACATTTAGACGTATCACATCTGATGATATTGCACAGCGGTTACAATATGTTGCGGATAAAGAAGGCTTTGCCTTAGAAGATAATGCAGCACGTCTCATCGCGGTTCATGCGGATGGTGGCTTGCGCGATGCGTTAAGTATTCTCGATCAATGTGTGGGCATGGCCAGTGGCGAGATTACACCGGCCGTTGTAGAGGAACTCATTGGCCTCGTTAGTAAGGACTGGATTATTAAATTCCTATCTGCCTTGCATAATGGAGATGGCCCAGCTGTATTGAAATATATTCAAAATGCACTCAGTGAAGGGCGTGATGGGGCTCAAATTATGGAGGCCCTTACGCAACACTTACGGGCTCTATTGATTGCTAAGGTCGCTCCTGATGCGGAGGAATTAAAGGTATATGATTCGTTCCGCACTGAATTCTTAGAACAAGCAAAAGACATTGAGTTTGGTACCATCAATCAATATATTAAACAGTTACAATCCATCATGAGCGATGCGAAACAGGTAGATAATCCACGCACGGTTATTGAAATGGGCCTATTGGTTTTATGTGCAGGCGTATCCAAGGCTCATGACGATGTGGAGGACCGTTTGGCTGCATTAGAACAGTCTGAACGCGAGTCACGTGAAGGCGTACTCAATCGGCTGGCCAAATTGGAACAACAAGGTCCACCGATGGCGGCGCCATCTATTAATTTTGTGGCTACACCTAATGCATCAAGATCAAATGTGGTAGATGATGATTTCATTCCACCGCCTATGGAGGAATACGAATCTGTTACGATTCATGAGGTGCCAACAAATTATAAGCCTTCACCTATTGTAGCGGAATCGAAACCTAGCGGTAGTAATCAAACGGCTACTATAGGTTTGACGCCGCCACCTATGCATGGTGTTGGTATGACTCCACCACCGATGAAGAATTCTGGTGCAGTACCACCTAAGACTGGTACGTCTCGAACGACGAGACATACGGGCCGTCAGAAGAATACAGGTATTAGCCAAGTCGCTGTTATCGGTGAAACCATGGTGGACTCTGGGGAATATAGAACCATTCAGACTACTGTGATAAAATATCTAAAGGACAGCGATAAGGGATTAGCATATAATATTATTGGTCAAGGCCAAGTTATTTATGTAGATCGTGAAAAAGCAGTAGTAGCTTTTAAAAAGGGAATATCTCTTACATTGGCTACTAATGAAGCAAATCGCAAGGAAATTGCATTAGCGTTCCAATATGCGTTGGGCTATTCCGTGTCTTTAGAGATTGTCGATATAGAGACAGATGTTTATAAAGAATATATGATGGCTAGCGGAGCGCGGTCCAATCGAGCTGTACAGCCTAAGAGGCCACAGCCTACACCGGTTGTTGAGGCCCCGCTACCACCGGTAGAAACAGACTTACTTGATAATGGTGAAACAATATCCTCTACGCCTATAGCGAATCAGGATACTGAAGAGAAGTCTGGAGCTACTATACAATCTGAAACCCAAGATGTATCTGGTGGTGTAAAACCGCCAGAGCCTATAAGCTCCGAAGCTCGCAATAATGCTAGAGAGGCTGCGTTAGCTGCTCTTAAAGCAAGAGGTATAAAACCACCGAGCAGTAAGGGAGATGAGGATTCATCTGCTAAGAAAAAGACGGCTCATGATGACGGTGGTATACCCGTTATGAGTTTAGACGGAACACAGGTAATGACCGATGATGGTGAAGTTATCAATCGGCCTATGGATAGCGGTGCCACCGTGGAGGTAGAAGCCGTCCCAAAGCGTGAATACCAGTGGGACCCTGAACATATGGGCGTTGAAGAACAACAAAACCCACTGTTGGCTAAAACATTAGAGAAACTTTCAGAAGACCATGACATTTATGTAGAGGTCATAGAAGAGTAA